TGATGGTGCTGCCGGAACAGTCCTTTACATCGGTGATGGTGCGGATCTTATAGATATCGTCAACGATCTGGATTTTCTTCTCGTTGTCAATGTAACCGCGCTTGCTGTCACGGTACGGAATGCTGAAGGTCAGCGTATCCTCACCGTTGATTTCGCCCGTAACGATGATGTCATAGGCATTTTCCAAGATAGCCTCCCACGCACCGTTTTCATCCAACACCACAGGACGGGCATAGCCGATTTTCTCATAGGGTGCCTTGGGGATATCGTAAAGCCGGATGTCCACCAGCTTCGGTGTCTTGGAAGTGTCCGTTGTGGTCAGCGTGACCTTGAAACGGATATAGTTGCGGTTTGGGGATTGCAATTTTCCGTCTGCGCCGATGCCGATCCAATCGCTCCAATCGGTAAGGTCATCACTGGTGGAGGTCTCCACAGAAGCGATGGCGGTGGTGCCTGCGGAATATTCGCTTGTGACAGACACCTTTCCTGTGCCGGAGAGGTTGCAGTCAGCGGCTTTGGTATAAAGAATGCCGCTTTCAGGGTAGACCCCATCGGTGGCTTTCAGCGTGACGCTGTTTTCCACCGTAAGCGCATCAACATCTGCGGAACTGTCTGCACCGTTGCACAGAACGGTTGCTTTGAAATATTCCACCAGGTCATCTGCTGTCAGTGGAGAATCGCAGTCCAGGAACCAGTCATCAAATCCACCTGCGTAGTAATAGGTGTCGGCGTGCATACCCATAACCAGGTCTGCAACGCAGGATGTGTTCAGCGTTCCCGCAAAAGTCAGCACTTCCGATTTCCATACCTCACCTGTAGAGCGGTCGCCCAGAACATAGGTGAACTGTTTGTTGTTCGGCTCAATGACACCCGCGATAAAGTACCAGCCGCCATTGACAAGAGAGAACGACGGGGTCACGGATGTATCCAGGATAAGACTGCCGGAGGAGTTATAGAGCATAATTCTCGGCTTGCCCGAATACAGGGACAAATAGAAAATCGGCTGTCCCGGACCGTAGCGGGTGTTGAAGATTGGGCAGAAAGTATTACCCACAGAATATGTGGTAGGGTTCATCCAACCGCCCACGATGATGCGCTCACCGAGGTTTGCAAAGATGCTGCCGTCATTGGTCACCTGCAGGTGGGTTTTCTCTGTGGTCGGGTTGTTGATATTGAAACGGATCTGCCGACCCTTGGGGCTTTTAGACAGGTTCGCAGTAGTGCCGGACCAATTCACAATGGTAAAATTGCGTCCGCAGCCGGAACTGTCGGCAAGGGCCGTATCTTCATCCGGCTCAGATTCGTTGAATCGCCACAAGCCGGAGGCGGCATACTCTGCGGGAAACTCGCCCGTGAAATCAGTCTGCTTGTTCAGTATCATTTTCAGAGACATACCGTCACCTCCATCTGCTTTTTGCTTGAATTTGTAATTCTGTCAGCGTGGCATTGCTTACCTCCACGGTGACCGTGTTATCTCCGACAGCAAGTGCCGGAAAGTTCAATTCCTGCAAATACGGCAGACCGTTGCGGAGGGTTTCTCCGTTTTCATCCACCACATAAGCAGTCATTTTATCGGTATCCACAACAAGGGTCTCGCCCTCGGAGAGCGTAGCGTTTACGATCTTGAGTTCCGAGCCATTGGTGGTAATGCTGATATAGTTGCTTGCCCCGGCGGTCACCACACCGCTGATACGGTAGATGGGCTGGGATTCAATATTGCCAATGGCACGGGTCACGGTGTGAGTGCCTTCCTCCGTAATGGTGAAGGTCTCATCCGTGATGGCGTAGGCAAAGGGGTCGGGACAGAAGAACTTAAGGTCAAAGGAGCCTGCGGATCGGACAAGCCGTTCACAGTCCACCGCATCATTCAGACGCGCCATAAAGTATCTGTCCGGCACATCATCAAAAACGAGCTGCCGAAGTCCCTGCACCGGGTCAAGCCAAGCGGCAATGTCATCCAACGCGGAAACAAGTGCCGTGAAGCTGTGCTTGGGGTAAATGTTGCAGTGGGCGGTGATCTCGCGGTAATCGAAATCAGCACCGAAGTCTGCAACACCGTATTTTCCAGGCACGGTGGTGGTAAAATTACGCATCCTACCACACACCTGCCAAGAGGTCAGACGGGCTTTGATGCCCATACTGGCCGATGTAATATCGTTATAGGTAAAGCCCATAAATCAAAGCCTCCTTTATGCTGTAGTGAAGTGTCCCTGTGCGCGGGAGCCACTTTGAATGAGGTTGTAGAGTTCCTGGGAAATCTTACGGATGTCCTCTTCGCTGCGGACAATCATCTGCTGAATGGTAATAAGCGCCCCGCCACCGAAGCCCGCGCCGGAGACCGTGTCATTGCGGTTCACGGTGCCTGTGACATTGAAATCGGTCGGCAACGCTGTGGTCATATCATCAGCCAAGCCATGCATTACATCGTTGATGTCCTTACTCATGCCTTCAGCGGCAGCAACGGCATCTTTACCGTTGGCATTGATCGCACCGGCCAAGCCTTCCACAAGCATTTCACCGACCCAGCCCATTTCCTTGGACGGGGATGCAATGCCGAAGAAGTCGCAGATACCGTCCCAAATGGAGGAAATCCACCCGGACACCTTGTTCCAAAGCCAGGATGCAAGGGATTGGATACCCTGCCACAGACCACGGACAAGGTTTGCACCGACACTGGCAATCTGCGAGATGCCGTTACTCAGTGCGTTCACGATTCCCGTAATAATCTGCGGGATAGCCTTTACGATTTCTGCAATGATGGTCGGCAGATTCTTGATGAGTGAGGTCAGCAGGTCGATACCTGCCTGTACGATCAGAGGGATGTTGTTAATAACCGCGTTGACGATACCGCTGATGATTTCCGGGATTGCGCCCACGATGGTAGTGATGATTTCCGGCAGAGCCTGGATCAGAGACACCAACAGGTCAATGCCTGCCTGGATGATTTGCGGAATCGAACCAAGGACGGCTGTGATAATGCCGTCAATAATCTGCGGGATTGCCTCCACGATTGCCACGATGATTTCCGGCAAAGCAGATACAAGCGAGGTCAGAAGCTGAATGCCTGTCTCGATAATCTGCGGAATGGCAGCAAGAATAAAATTGATGATGCTCATAATGATTTCGGGCAGAGCCGCAATCAGCACGGGAATGGCTGCGAGGAGTCCCTCTGCAAGACCCGTGATAAGCTGAAGTGCGGCATCCAAAATCATCGGAAGGCTGTCAATCAAACTCTGCACGATGGTAATGACCGCTTGCACCGCAGTAGGAATCAGCGTAGGCAAAGCCTCACCAATACCCTGCACAAGAGACATCACAATCTGAATAGCGGCATCCACCAACAGGGGCAGATTTTCAATCAGCGTGTTTACGATGGTCAGCACCGCTTCAATCACCACCGGGATGAGTTCCGGCAGCAAGGTCAGCAGCGTGTTTAGTACCTGGGAGAACAGATCCACAACGGTATCCAGGAGCGTTGGGAGCATTTCCACCACGGTAGCCAGGAGTGCATTCAACGCTGTAGGCAGAGCCGAGATGATGTTTTCGATAACCGGGGTAATGTTGGTCAGCACATCCTGGAAGGCATCCACCACATTGTTGCAGAGCATTTCAATGTCAGCGTCCGCATTACCGAAGCCTACGATAAGGTTGTCAATGGCAGCCTTCATGGAGTTCATAGAACCCTCAATGGTGTGTTCCGCTTCCGCAGCGGTGGCGCCGGCAATGCCCATGCTTTCCTGTATAACGTGGATGGCTTCCACAACATCTGCATAAGAACTGATATCGTACTCAATGCCGGAAATGGCCTGGGCGTCCGCAAGCAACCGTTCCATTTCGGTCTTGGTGCCGCCGTAGCCCAGTTTCAAGTTATCCAACATCGTATAGTTTTGCTTGGCAAAACCCTGGTATGCCGTTTGGATGGTGGCGATGTCCGTACCCATCTTATTGGCGTTGTCAGCCATGTCGGTGATCGCCATATCTGCGTATTTCACAGCCGCTTCGGTGTCACCACCAAGGGACTGAATCAGTGATGCAGAGAAAGAGGTAACCGTGGACATATAGTCATTGGCAGACATACCAGCGGTTTTGTATGCGTTATTGGCATACTCCTGCAATGTTGCAGAAGACTCCTTAAACAGCGTATCCACACCGCCGACCAACTGCTC